GCACCAGCTTTTAAAGTTACATTTCCATTAGATGCCATTTGAAAAGCATCTTCAGTTGGATCATTTTTACCTGTACCACTATAAGAACTTGTTGCTACATTACCACCATCTAATTTAAGACCAGCTAAAGTAAATGAAACAAAAGTTAAAGTATCTCCTTCTGCATCTGAAGCTGTTGCAGTACCTGCTGACGTACCTGAAGCTACACTTTCAGATACTCCTGTTAATGTTTGGTTATTAAATGTTGGTGGTGCATTGTCTACTACTGTTATATTAACAGGTAGAGTTGTAAATGAATTACCATATACACCAGCTATATAATGTTAATCTGATGCTGTTAAAGATAAACTATAAGATGAGGTTGTTTCGTAATCTAACGAACTAGTATTTTGTAATAATCTAACGTATGAACCTGTTCTTGTAAATATAAAGTGGTTATTAGCGTCAGATTGAGATGTAATAGTAATAGCATCACTATCAGCATCTGTGAAATAAATTTTAGTTACTTATCCTGCAGTTGCATTTTCATTTCTTGAAGAACTAAATGTAGTTATAACGTTTCCAGCAACAGATGTTTCTCTAAATTGAGGAGCACTGTTTAATGAAACGGTTAAGTATATTGTTTTTGTAGCAGCAGTACCAAAACTATCGACTGCTCTTAATATAATAGGGTGTGCATCAGTTCCATAACCTCTATCTGCTGTATTCATTGAACCTGTAGCTAAAGTATTAAGAGTCATTTCACCGCTACCTATACTCTTACAAAATCATCTGTATATGCTGAAGAAGTACCAAAAGTAAGTGATTGTCCTTCTGGATCTGTACCAGTAACAGTTACTATTGATGATCCTGATGGAGTAAATTCAACTATTGTTTGGTTTCCTGTATTAATAGTAGGAGCACTGTTAGGATAAAATACTGCATTTAAAAACTCTTGTATACTTCCAGAGGTTCCAGGGTTAAATGAGGCAGAAAATAAAGATGGTAGCTTATCTTGTGAAATAATTCTATTTCCATCATAGGTAACATCACCTCCACCTCCTCCACTACCGGTTGCTACTGTAATATCAAAGGTTGTGCTATCGCCTTTAGTAAAAGTAATAGTATTACTACTTACAGATGCAGTTTGCAATAAACTTCCAGTGCTTGTTGAATCAGATGATGTAATAAAACCTAATTCTTCTATTTGAGTACTACCAGAAATAGTACCTGCTGGAGTAGATCCACCAGATCCAAAGCCGCTCCTTACTGCTGATGCAGATATAAAGGTATCTGAAATAAATGATGCTGTTTGAGCTGTAGTAGCTACTGATGCTGATAGAGAACTAGTAACTGATCCATCTACATTTGCTCCGTCTACATATGATGCTGTTGCTGAAGCTGTAATAAATCCTAAATCTTCAATTTGAGCTGAACCAGATATGGTACCTGCTGGTATAGTACTACCGCCAGAACCAAACCCTAGTGCTGCTGCTGAGGCAGAAGTTAAATATCCTGATGCAGATATTTGAGCTGATTCAGAATAATATGTAGATGCTGTTGTTAAATAAGATGCAGTTACATTAATTAATGAGGAAACTTGAGAGGTAAGAGTTTCTACTGAAGATGTTAATGAACCTGTAGTTACTTTTATAGCATCTACTTCAGCTTGTATGGATTGTGTAAAAGTTTGTAAGGAGGCTGTTGCTCTATTTAATGGTCCTAATGATGCAGAATCACTTACACCGCCTGATTCAAGATTTGATAGTCGATCAAGTACAGATACTCCGTCGACAGTTAGATCTGAACCAGAAATGTGTAGTGCACCAGTTATGTTTAACGATGCAGAAGCTGGGTTTATTCTAGCCTGAACCTGACTACCGGACGAAAATATTAACGATCCAGATAATTCACTTGAAAAAGTAGTCATTTACCTCTCTTACTTTTTAATTTATTTTAAGACAACCTTTTCTAACAATAAATAGCTTTTTATAAAGCTTTCGAATCTAATTCACTAGTAATTTTTATAGAAGATTTGCTGTACATCTTTTTAGGGTTGAAATTAACTGCATTTATTGCATCAGTTATTATGTACCCCAACAGCGTTATATCAAATTCTGTTCTTACTATTCTATCATTACCCTGTACTAATTCAGTTGATGTTGTAAAGTTATTAATCATAGCTCTAAATTTAAATTTATCAACATCTCCCCAGTAAGAATCTGAAGCAAAGTTTATACCTTCAACTAATTTATTGTTTTGTTCCATATAATCAGTAAATATAACACAAGAATATGTTATATTCACATAGTCTGGTATAGCTACAGCATACATTTCGGTTTCTGGTATCCTGTTATTCAAGATACTAAACCTATCATAAGCATTTTTTCGTGAGTACTTCTTTGTAAATATACCAAAATTCTGTGGATTATTACCATCTAACTTATTACCTAAGTTTCTATTTCTTTCTATGTTATTTCTTCTAAATGTTATTAGAGGAGCTTGCATCTTCCCATTTTTATCACGGTAATAACCGTCTTTCTGCATTGCAGCCCATCTTTCTGGTGAAGCATATACCAATGGTACGTTAATTTGTTTGCCATTTTGAGTTACTTGAGGTTTTAGTACACTATTAAAGTAGTAAAACAATGCTTCATCTATATCTTTAACGCCTACAGTTATAGTTTGAACTGAATCGTTATCTCTAGATACTTGTAACCCTCTATCTTGAAGGTTATTCTGTACTTCGTACTGTGGTGTTGGTTTATTTCCTGCCATCTTATCTATATACTACTTCGCTTATACCTACTCTATCTGCTCTTGTTAGGTGACAATCAACTATTATGGATATTGATGATCCAAAGTTGTTAGCATAGCTTGCTAAGTTGTATCCACTGTCTCTACCAACGAATAATTGGTTCTCTCTAACAGTATCAACTTCATAAAAGTCGTTATGCCATTGTAATATGTCTCCTACCTCTGCTACCACACTTGCATCTACTAAATCTTGTCTAATAAAGGCAAATGATGCTTCTCTACCTAGATCTGGACCGAATTCTTGAATATCAACAACTTGATCACCTCTAGTAATAAGACAGTTTAACTTAACTGCGTTAAAATATGACTTTTGCATTGCTTCACCATATAAATTAACATCAGTATCTTCTAAACTAATCTTATGATATAGGACTTCCTGCTCAACTACATCTTTTATGAGCTCTCGACTAAGTTTAGTCATTAAATTAAAGTCTCTACTTGATCCGAATAACATTATTTTTCTTCTATTGTTTGTTCTCCTACCTCTACAGCAATAATATTACTGAATTTACTGGTAGCGTTATCTTTAAATGCTTGAAAAGCTTCATTAGGCTCTTTTTGACTTATTATCTTTACCTTATACGTTGCTATATTACTATCACTATCTTCTGATGCTATAGTTACCGTAGTTACACCAGGTAATGAACGGATAGCATCATGGTATCCAGTAGATCCTTCGTCTCCATAGGTAATTTTTACCATAGCTTCGTAGGTTCTGTAATCTAATTCTAAAAGTAAAGGTATTAATCTCATTTAACCTACATATATAGTCATTGGAACTGTTTTTAACGTTTCTTGTACGTCAGCTGCTTCTTTTGCTTGTGCTTCTATCTGTGCTGTACGTCCAGTTGCATCTAACATCTCTCTTAAGTTAGCTAAAAGTTCTGTTTTTTCAGTTCTTGCATCTGCTAGTAGGTCTGCTTGGTTTAAAGTTGCTTCAGAACCAGGAATCGGCACTGTTCCATACTTACCTCTAACGTATGCTAACATTTCTTTAGCTAATGCTAACGTATATCTAAATATCCACTGCCTTACAACACTATTAATATGTGCATACTCAGGGTTATCGTAAGGTACTTCACCAATATTAGTAATTAAGTTAGTGCTACTATCATAGTTTATAACACTTTTATCTACTTCTTTATAATATTCGAAGTATAAACTACCTGTAGCTGTTGGAACTGGAAAGATTCTTAACTGGTTATTAATTATTTCAAAAGAATAGTGAGATTTTCTTATTTGATCGTTAAATTCTATACCTTGAAGTAAGGCCATATCGTAAGATATAGGCATTAACATGAAATTTACACCAGGACTAAAGGAACCAAAGTCAAAAGCTGACATTAATGATTGTATCCCTGTTCCAGTACCTGCATATGGGTCAAAATACCTTTGAATAGCAGGAGGTGCTTCATAGAATACTTTTCTTATTTCAATACTACCGGTTATTCCTTCAGATACCGCCCATGCATCTAAATCATATGTTTGTTGAGATGCAGTTAATGAAAGAGATCCTGTATATTTAGTTACATTACCTCCTACACCTGCTTCTGTACCGTAGTGTTTAGCAATTTGTATTATTCTATTAAGAGTGGGGTCAGTAAGTTGGTTATTCATTGAACTACCTGTTGAAGCTCCTTCTAAATTGAGATAATTTTCTTTTATCTTATATTGAAATACTTCGTTACCGTATGTAGTAACTGCTTCTTCAAAGCAAGTATAAAATGAACCACTATTCAATTCAACATCCATCAATGGATACCCTAACC